GCTTACTTTAGCATTACTTGTAATGTCTTTACCGTGTTTTAGAAAGGTTGCGCCCTCCGTAATGTCACCGGCTATTCTCTCTCGAGCGCTCATTTCTTAGTCGCAAATACATCAATGATCCGCATTTTCACCCCGTTAATAGTCTCTTCTGTTATGTCTTCTACTTCAAAAGTAGTTCCTCGAGCCAATACAACTTCGTATTCAGAGCTACTTGGGATCACTACGCCCTTAGCGCCGGCAGCATCTATGCGAAGGATAGTGGCTGTTTCGCCTTCGCGTATTCCTCCAACGACAGATCCGCTTGACTTGCTAAATCCTGCTGCTGTGATTGGGTCAGTCGTAGTAGCTTGGAACAGTTTAGATTTGAACTTATCGCCTATCTTTAGGTCAGTTAAACCTTCAGTTTGTCCACGATACAACTCGCTTGCGTCTTCCAGCGAGACCATGTTGTCATCAAACACGCTAATAAGATCTTTGATTTCACCAGAAGGAGATCCACCTGATAGCGCTCCCTGAACACGGCGGTATCCGTCTCCCTGCCACTCTTGAGCAGCGTATTTAAAGTCATCAGTATGCTCCGCGTCTCGAAGCATATATTCGTAACTCTTTCTGCCTGAGTCGGTTGTTCTTGCGAACTCGCCAACGAGATTTGATTGTGGCGCTACATCGGTTACGCCGTTCTCGTTGGTAGTCATATCCGGGATCACCGGTATTAGGGCGCAGCGACAATGAGGGTGCTGAGGAGGCTGAATGACTCCAGAAGGGAAAGGCGAACCGATCTCTACTACTGCTCCCTCGTTGATAGCGCATTTATCGCAAGGCGAACTGGCTTGCCATTCTTGTTTTTCTAGGCCGTACTCTTTGTATGTCGCCATAGCCGAGTAAGAAGCGACTCGATTTGTCTCTGTGATAGCGATAGATAGCGCTCGCGCAGGAGATCTAACTATTGAGTTAATTAGTTTGGCGGATTGAGAACCGCTAAGGCCAAGCGCAATAGAGTCGGCAAGAGCCGTTCCGAGTTCGTTATATGTCTCTTTATCAAAGCCTTTTATGTAAGAGCCGGCTTGATCTAGTAATCTTTGTAGAGCAGCCGGTGGTCTGGCGAGAGCTGCGGTCACTTCGTCTCCGGGTTTCCAATTATCCCAATCTATATACGCACCTTCATCGGCTTTCTTGGCCTCTCTGGTGCGCAATACCGCTTCTCTGGCAGCGAGATCTCCCATAACAAAGGCCTCTGCCCATAGGCGAACTAGGGCTGAATAAAGTGCGTTCATATCTAAGCCCACATTGAGCATTGCCCACGATCTAGCCCGAGCGCGATCCTGAGATAAATTATTCGTAGCAATAGGCTGAGTCTCTTGATAACGCTGATAAACCTTAGCCGGATCAATCTGCTGGCCTAGCGCTGCCCGGATCTTGTTTGCGTTCTTTGCTGCTATGCGCCCGTCTGCCTTATGAGCGCCCCAAATCATGTTAGATACGCTTTTGCGAGCGCTCTGGCGGTATCAAGATCCCCGTCAAAGGCGCAACGGTTAAGCGCTTCACCCACAATAGGATCTAAAGACTTGAACTCGAATAGTCTGGCTCTTTTTCCTTTGTTGGCCCATTTCATAAAAGCCTTGACCTCAGCTTGAACTTCGGCCTCTACCTCGGTTTCTTCTTCTTCTTCCTTAGACGGAGACACTTCTTCTTCCGGCTTTTCGCCTATCTCAGTAGTCGGTGCGCCCTCTTCAATAGGAGTGATGCCGTCTGCCTCAAGCTGCGGAGCAGAGGTAGTGGTAGCAGCGTTGATCAAGCCTTCTGGTGAGAACAAATACATACCTGCTCCAGATATAAGAATAGGCATATCGGCCTGTGGCGTATCTAGGAGAGGCAAGCCAATCTCTGATCTATGTTCGTTAATAGTCTTAGCGCCGGAGGTGACTTCGATCTGAGACTTTCGAGCGTTGGCCTCATTGTCGTTGCGCTTAGAAGTCATCAACTTGAACTCAAGTTCGCGAGGCATACCAAGGTAGGCATAAGAGAGCTGCGTGATCATCTTAGAGATCCAGTTTACAAGAGGCTGTGCGCCCAGAGCTTCGCTGGTATCTGCCCGGCCTTCTTCAAATCCTGCTCCACCGAGGCCACCGCCTTTAGGGGTGAAGCCGATCTCGCTTGGCTGGACTCCGTAGTGACCGCAAATTGAGGTGACAAGATAATCGTCTAAAGTATCTTTAAACTTTTCGCCGTAGCCCTCATACTGAACAGCCTTCATGCCAGTAGGAAGTAAGCGAGCGCGTTTGCGTTGTTCGGTCTGACCAGATAGGTCATCGTTAAATATATTTTCGTAAGCGCGTAATAGATCCGGGTTAGTTCCCCAAGTAGCGTCTGTCTCGAACATCAATTCAGGCAAAACGCCGTCTGTATATTCGGCTCTGATCCATTGTTGTCTGCGTAGGTAAATATCGGCTAGTGGCAAAGCTCTTTCGGTTGGAGAGAACCCATATACCGAAATAGTTCTACGGTTGCGCACCATGTACGCCAAGTCATCTGAGGTGAATTCGCCGTCAGCTTCTGGATCATCGTTATTCGCTGAGAACTCTGATCTAGGAAAACCGTAAAGGATCTGCTGGAAGGCAGAGTTAGGCGACATCGGGCGCATTCCTCGATCATCAAGTAACGGTTTAATAGTTGTTCCGTCTAGGATCTGGAGGCCATATAGATCTCCACCGACAGACTTTTGAGGCCATACTGCCCATGCGTCAATGACAAGGATCTCTTCTAAAGCGATCATTAGCCAATCGGTAAAGGTTAATCCGTTAGAGCGGTCTGGATTTTCCCAGAACTCGCGTAAGCGGTTTATCTCATCGTTGTATTCTTCGCGAGCCTTAGCCATAGCGCGAACATGATCTCCACCGCTGGAGGCAGCAATTTTCTCAGAAGCGTCTGTGCCCAAAACAATATCCCAATCAAGGCCGGTAATCTTGCTTTTAAGAACTTCAATACAACGGCGCAGAATATCCACTTGTTCGCTCGCAGCTCTGAGAGTCTTGAAAGGAACAAGGCGTGTCTCAGTGATGTTGATGTTCTGAGCTACTTGATATTCATAACGGCGTGGATCTGGTCTACCGTCTTCGCGTAAAGGATTGATAGCACCCGGAGTAATTGGATTTCCTGGCCCAAATGGAACCATAGCCATCCAAGGATCTCGAGGCAGCGGATTAGAGTTACCGTAGCCTTGCGAGATCTGACTACCGCGAGACATTTCAGCCTCGGTCATAGTCACCGATCCTGCTGGCAGGTTAGGTGCTTTATCTATTGATCCTTGAAGTAGCGCCTTAGCGATACGGTCACGAAGACCCATGTGTATCTCCCTTTACTGCTGTTAGCCGAAGACCACTACACGATACTGGTTTGAAGTAGGGGCTACTGAGAATGCTACGGTAATTGTGTTAGTAGTGCTATGTGTGACATCTGCCATTACTTCGGCGTAACCGGAGTTCGCATAAATAGTTACTTGAACATCGCGAGTTCCTAGATTGTGTGTCACAGTATAGGAAGTAGCAGCACCGTCACCAATGCTTGTAGCGTATTTGCTAACTACTACTGCTGTGTCAATTGCTACTGTATTTGTGAGAACCGTAATACCGTTACCAGCGCCTACTGCTAAATCAGAGCTTAGGTTGAGGCCTGAGGTAGTTGCCAATTTAACTTCTGCGCCACTCGATCCGGTCTGTAAACCGTAGCCTGATCGTGGTGCGAAAGTGAAGTTATTTCCGGTGAGCAGTACGCCGTTGCTGGCTGTATAACTACCAGCGCCAGAGAACTGAGCAAAGACAAGAGCCGTTGTATTAAGAGTGATTGGATTGTTAGTAGTTAATACCCAACCGGTATCTCCATTAACTGTGCCTGTCTCAACGAAAGTGAACATTCCTGAGGTAACTTCGGCAGAAGTATTAGCGTCAGCAGAACGAGTCAATACCCATTGTGCGCTAACTCCGCCTGTTGCTGTTACATCGTAAATACCGTTGTATTTCGCAGTAGTTGTGAGTTGGTTCTTCACCAATACTCTGTTGCCAACAGCAAGTGTTATTCCGTCAATTACTAAAGCGCCTACTTCGTCAGCAGTTAGCACATTCGTAGCCGTAGAAGTAAATAAATCTAATGTTGTGGCTGTGGCTACTAAAACAGAAGCCTTGACATCTAATCCTTGAGCAACGCTATCTACATAACCCTTGTTCGCTGCGTCAGCATCGGCAGTAGGGGTTCCGAGGCCTGTGATCTTGTTTGTGCCCATAGCAATAGCACCGGTCATAGTGCCACCGGCTAAAGCAAGCTTCGTATCTGCGTAAGCCTTAGTTGCTGCGTCTTGTGCTGACGCTGGATCACTTAAATTAGTTATCTTGTAGGTAGCAAATGAGATATCCGCTGTTGGAATAAAT